CCAAATTGTAAGAGCTCTTATTAACGACGGGGTTAAGGTTGGTATGTCATCCAGGGCTCTTGGTACACTTGAAGAAGGTAGTACTCACAACACTGTTAGAAATTTAAAACTAGTTGCGGTTGATTGTGTTGCAGATCCGTCATACCCAAGTGCTTTTGTTAATGGTATCCTAGAATCTAAGCAATGGGTGCTAGCAGATAATGGTAAGTATGAAGAGATTTATGACAGATTTGAAAAGTCTATCTCAACATTACCTAGTAAAGAGGTAGATAAATACCTTTTAGAGAGAATAATGCTGTTTATTAACAAACTCTAGTATAAATATATTATATGTCGGAGGGTAAGAAAAATACAACACAGCAAACTAAACAACAGATAAGTCAATTTATCTCTAGTGTTTCTGATAAAAATTACGCTGATGCGCATAAATATTTACAAGGCGTAGTTGAGGATAAGATTATTACACGTATCATCAAAGCGACCGACAAACCACTTTTCTAATTATGAGCAAGGACCAACTATTACCTGAAAGCATCAAAGAAGTACTTACCGAGGAGTCAGTACAATCTATCGAAGAAGCAATTAAAGATAAGCTTACCTTATCTGTTGAAGCTGCACTTGCATCGCAAGATGAGCTCTATTCAGAGAAGTTACAAGAGCTTATGCAAGCAATTGACAAAGATCATTCATCAAAGCTTAAGCGTATCGTTGAAGCAGTTGATAGAAATAACGCTGAGAAGCTTATTAAGGTTATTAGTAAGTATGAAGGTGAGATTAGTGGTAGTGCTAAAGAGTTTAAGACCACGTTAGTAGAGTCTATTTCAGATTACTTGGAAGAGTATGTTGATGAAGCACTTCCTGCTGAGGCCGTACTTGAAGCTACTCAAAACAGAACAGCAATGGAAGTTCTTAATAACCTTCGTAAAGTACTTGCAGTTGACTCTTCACTCATGAGTGAGTCAGTTAAAGAGGCTGTAATGGATGGTAAGACTCAAATCGACGCTCTTAGCGAGAAGCTAGAGAAGGTTGAAAGAGAAAATGCTCTTATTAAAGAGGCATACAACAAGACTAAAGCTGATCTATTGCTTGAGTCTAAAACTTCGAAACTCTCAGCTAAGAAGTCTGAGTATATGCATAGAGTGCTAGGTGATAAGTCACCTAAGTTTATCGAAGAGAATTTTGAATATACTGCACGTTTGTTTGACAAAAAAGAAACAGAGCGTGTTAGTGTAATTAAAGAGGAAGCTTTTGCTAAAAGAAAAGTAAAAGCTGACGCTCCTGTACTTGTACAAGAGAAAAAGGAAATTTCTAATCCGTATTTAGACGAACTAAATCGGATGAAGTAAAAAATCTCCCTTAACTATGAGGCATTTGGTGCCTGAATAACATAAGCTAGTTTACTAGTCTTATGAAGGTCGAAATAGAAAGAAAACGAAATTATATGAATAAACCACAATCATTTATTGATAAGAACAGAGCCGATACTCTCCTAGAGAAGTGGGCACCTGTTCTTGATTATTCTTCCGATTCAGTTAAGACTATTAGTGATGACACAACTCGTCTAAACACTGCTATCCTCTTGGAAAACCAAGAGAAGTGGTGTCTGGAAGAGGCCAACTCTTCCGGTGGTGCCCTTGGTGGTACTGCAGGACTTGCAGGTGGATCCGTTGGAAACAGCGACTCCTATGCAAATGGCGATCAGCGTCTCCCTAAAGTTCTTATCCCGATGATTCGTCGTACTTTCCCTGAACTTATCTCCAACGAAATCGTTGGTGTTCAGCCAATGTCAGGTCCTGTTGGACTTGCATTTGCCCTCCGCTATGCTTACCAGAGTGATTCACTCGGTGACGGTGTAGACGGTCTTGGTGCTGCCCCTGCGGGCGGTGCTGGAGCTGGAGGATCTGGAGCACCAACTGGAGCCTATAGTGGCTCCGCTGGTCTCAACGGCACTGAGCTCGGGTATCAAATGCTTGATACCCGCTTCACCGGTTCTTCCGGTGTTGGCGCGCTTAGTGGCGATGCTGCCGGTGAGTGGTCGTTTGCTGATCAAGATCGTGGTGTTGCAGAAATTCTGCAAAACTTCGAGATTACCGGCAACATTCCACAAGTTGAAGTTAAGTTTGAAAAGACAGCCGTAGAAGCTGGTACCCGTCGTTTGGGTGCTCGCTGGTCTGTCGAGCTTGAGCAAGACCTCAAGAACATGAACGGTATCGATGTCGATGCTGAGATCACGAATGCTATGTCATACGAGATCCAAGCAGAGATTGACCGTGAAATGCTCATGAGGATGATTCAATCCGCTCTTAATGCTGGTCTTAACGCCGGCTACTCCATCTGGTCCCCTGCTTCTGCAGACGGTCGCTGGTTGGTTGAGCGTAACAGGGATTTTTATCAACGTCTTATCATCGAAGCTAACCGTATTGCCGTACGTAACAGACGTGGCGCTGCTAACTTTATTGTTGGTACGCCTAAAGTTTGCGCCATCCTTGAGATGCTCCCTGAATTCCAGTGGGTACCTGTACAGGGCGACGTAAGCACACAGCCTGTTGGTATTGCTAAGGTCGGTTCGCTCGGAGGTAGATTCAACGTTTACCGTGATACACGTACTGAAGTTCAGAATACTAATGCTTATCCTGGTAGTGGCTATGCCGCTGCTCAGAATGGTATCGAGTATGCACTCCTTGGCTACAAGGGTCCTGAGTTTTACGACACTGGTATCATCTACTGTCCTTATATTCCAGTCATGGTTCAGAGAACTATTGGCCCGAACGATTTTGCCCCTCGCGTAGGGTTGCTTACTCGTTACGGTGTTGTTGACAACATCTTCGGTGCTAACCTCTACTACCATGTTATCTTGGTTAAGGGACTTGGCGAAGCGTTCACACCTGGTGAAGGTAACACTTACTTCTAGAAAGTAAGCTGATATCAGCCAAGAACGAAAATTATCCGAACCGTGGGGGCCGAAGACCCCGCGGTTCACTTTTGTATAAAAATAGACTAAATAATAATATGC